GGACATGGCGCGCATTACCTATCTGGCAGCCGCCGAGCTGGAACTTCGATTACAGCTGTAAATGATCTTAACAATCTTCTTGAAACTAAGAGGCTTAACAAGTTTACGACATTCTTTGCTCATGGATTTGATGGTTTGGACATTACCGAGAAGGAACCGTTTAGAAATTCTGTCATCGATGGAACAGAAGATAACAATTATGTTTATCATTCGGTTCATAGAGCAATCGATGCCCTTCATGATGCTGAAGTAGTTGAATATAATTTGGCAACAATGCCGGGCTTGACAAATACGGCTCTTACTGAACATTTGATTCATACATGTGAAGATCGTGGCGATGCTCTAGCAATCATTGATTTGGAAAATGATTATGTGCCTAGCACTGAAAATCTTTCATCTGAATCAGCTAGACGTGGTTCTGTCGAGTCGGCTGTAAATTCTTTGAGAAACAGAAATATCAATAGCAGCTACGGATGTGCTTACTATCCATGGGTACAGGTTAGAGATTCATTCACTAACGCTATCGTTTGGATGCCGCCGTCTGTTGTTGCTTTGGGTACGATGTCTTTCAGTGAAACACAAAGAGCGCTTTGGTTTGCTCCAGCTGGATTCACAAGAGGCGGACTGACAATGGGTTCTTCTGGGCTTAATGTTGTCGGCGTCCGCCAACATCTCACTTCACAAGATAGAGATAGGCTTTATGCGTCTAATGTCAATCCAATCGCGTCATTCCCAGCTGAAGGAATTGTAATTTTTGGACAAAAGACGCTTCAAGTAACGCCTTCTGCTCTTGATAGAATTAATGTTCGTAGATTACTCATCTTCACGAAAAAGGAAGTATCAAGAATTGCAGCAACAACGTTGTTTGAACAGAACGTTCGTACCACTTGGAACGCTTTCAGCTCTCAAGTCGAAACTTTCCTCAACGATATTAAAGCTGGATTTGGTTTGATGGATTTCAAGGTTGTGCTCGATGAAACGACTACAACTCCCGAAATGATTGATAGAAATATTATGTATGCCAAAGTTTTCCTGAAGCCGGCTAGAGCGATTGAATTTATTGCTCTTGATTTTGTCATAACTGATAGTGGAGCGTCCTTCGCTGATTAATAAAAAAGGAAACAAATTTTAAATTATTTACTATTTAAGATATACTAAGGAGACAGTAAAAAATGGCAGATAAATTTTGGGCAAATAGCGCGTTAGAGCCAAAAAGAAAACATAGATGGCTTCTGTACTTGGGAGGTACGGATATTCCTGTCTTTGTTATTAAGACGGTTAAAAAGCCTGGATTTACAGTTAACCCAGCAGAACACCAATTTTTTGGTCATAAGTTTTACTATCCTGGTAATGTTACTTGGGATCCAGTTGACGTAACTTTAGTTGATCCAGTTGATCCTAACGTTTCCAAGCAGCTTATGAAAGCTTTGCAAAGAAGCGGTTATGAAACTCCAGATGTTACCGAAGGCGGCGCGGCCTTTACAACTTCTAAACTTAACGCTACGAAAGTTTTAAACGGTCAAGTTAAGTTGGAACAATTAGGTCCTGATAATGATCCAATCGAAACTTTCAAGCTGTGGAACCCATGGATTACGTCAGTTAAGTTTGGGGATTTGGATTACACTAGTGACGATATGGTAGAAATCACTATGACAATTCAATATGACTACGCAACACTTTAAATGAGGTAAATAATGTCAGCTAGAAATAATGAGGAACGTCTGGGAATTAAGAATCCGGATGCGGACGCTCCTATTGAGAAACTAAGCGAAAGCGATAGCTTTTCCTTTGTTACCCCCACTGAATTTGTGGACTTACCGTCTAAGGGTAAATTTTATCCGGAAGGGCATCCTCTGAATGGTGCCGAATCAGTAGAAATACGTTATATGACGGCAAAAGATGAAGATATTTTAACTTCGCAGACCCTTTTGAAAAAAGGTATTGCGATTGAACGATTATTACAGAATATAATTGTTGATAAAAGTATTAGAATTGATGAACTTCTTGTTGGCGATAAGAATGCTCTAATTGTAGCAACCAGAATTACTGGATATGGGGAAGATTATGATATCAACATTACATGCCCGGTTTGTAATGCGTCTAATCCACACACAGTTAATTTATCTGAGTTAAAAACAAGTTATGTGGATGATGATTTATTAACAGAGTTCAATATAGATAAAACAGACAATAACACATTTGTTATTACATTGCCGAAATCTAAAGTTAACGTTGAGGTTCGATTATTAAATGGAAGAGACGAGAGACAATTAATGGTCAAAAGCGAACAACGAAAAAAGCATAAATTATTGGAGGCTGTATTAACAGATCAGTTTAAATCTTTTATTGTGTCAGTAAATGGCAACGATCAAGAAAAAACTGTTTCTTCTTTCATCGACAACATGCCGGCTTATGATTCAAGATACTTAAGAAATATATACACAAACATCACACCAAATATTGAAATGCAAGAGTATTTTTCTTGCTTAGAATGTGGCAATACTACGGAGGTTGATGTACCTTTTACGGTACAGTTTTTTTGGCCTAAGTGATGATTACATAGAGCATGTATACGAAACCTTTTTCTTTTTAAAATATCATGGTGGCTGGAGTTTCATCGAGGCCTATAATTTACCAGTCAAAGTTCGAAACTGGTTTGCGAAAAGGTTAATTACTCAGCTTGAGAGCGAACAAAAACAAACAGAAAATTCTAGATCTGGCCGTTAATTGATCAATAATTTTAGTTTCGTAAGACTATTTATTCTGGAAAGGTTTAAGATAATCTTTATAAGGAACAGTTCCAATGGCTGATGACACACGTCCAATCACTCCAGAAGATGTAGCAAACCAAAAAAAATGGCTTAATCTTGCTACACAAACCTTTGACGTTCAAGAAAAGGCTCTCGCTAATCTCGAAAAACAACGCAAAGCTGGGGAAATCACAGTTGAACAATATGACAAACAAATACAGCTACAACAAGATTTTCTTAGCCTGAGTAAAGAAGAAATCGGATCCCTTTTAAAAGAGATAAAACTCCGAAAACTTAAAGTAGATCTTATGAAAGAAGAGGCAGCTCTTTTTGATGATTCTATCAAAGATTTAGATTCATATACTGGCAAAATAACCAAAGCTCTTGGTCTCAGTGGTCAACTTAGCGATACTTTTTCGGGCGGATGGGTTAATGCTGGTTTTGCTCTTGTCGGCTTCGCGAAAAAATTAAAGCAGGTTAATACCGGCATAGACTCAACTACAGCAAAATTTAAAATGGCTCAAAGCGCAGCCATGGGACTATCCAAAGCTGGTGACGCCCTCGCCGGCGCCTTTATAGGTCGATTTGAAAGCGTAGTCAAAGACGCTGATAAGATGCGCTCAGAATTTTATAAAAATACACAAGCCAGTGAAGAAATGGGCGCTGTTATGGTGGGGGCATCAGAAAAATTACAACACATGGGTCTTAATTTTCAATTAGCGGGGAAGGCCGTGCAGGACCTTCGTAAGAATTCCACTGCATTCAAACATGCTAATGAAGATATGCAAAAATCGATGGCAGTAACTGTAGGTGTTTTACAACAGGCCGGCGCTTCAGGTGAAACATCTGTCAAAACTTTTGATGTTTTAACTAAGGTTCTGGGTCAAGACATACCTTCTGCGACAAAAAGTTTGGCCAAATTTGGCAGTATAGCAGAATCTCTAGATATGTCTATGGAAGATTTTTCGAAAGAATTCGTTGAGGCCTCAAAGAAATTAGCATATAATGGCCCCAAGATGGAAAAGGTGTTTATTGGCCTTCAATCACAAGCATATGCGACCGGTGTCTCAATGAGCAGCTTACTTGGCATTGCTGGCCAATTTGATACATTTGAAGGATCAGCTCAAGCTGTTTCGAAATTAAATGGTATATTGGGTGGTCCGTATTTGAATAGTATTGAAATGGTGTACATGTCAGAAGAAAAAAGAATTGAAGCTATGCGTGATTCTATCACAATGTCTGGAAAACAATGGTCTAGTATGAGCAAGTTTGAAAAAATGGCAGTTATGAGTGCCGCTGGGGTCAAAGATTTGGAA